ATGGGACGGGAAGGAAGATGTATGCGTACTGGATGTTGTCTCCTCAACAGGTGCTTATTACAAAGCAGTAGGGTCGGCCTTGAGTTAGGATGGTTCAGAAAGTATCCCAGGATTGTGCGCCGTGGCACTAGACAGCAGCCCTCCGATGACATCAAAGACAATACAAAACTTACCTAATGTAAATTCGATAAATTGTGACATACTTGATATGCATAATGATATACAGGATCAATATGATATTATAAACATGGCGTATACTGTGCAATTTATAAAACAGAAAGATCTTAAGGCGCTATGGATTATAGTTTATAGGCTATTAAAACCAGGTGGTTTAATTATACTGTCTGGTAAAGTGTCTATACCAGGTAGGTCATCTCAGTTTTTTAATGATCAGTATGTTAAATTCCGTGAGGAAAACGGGTATACTAGGGAAGAGATAGAGGCCAAGACAAAAGCACTAAGAGGTTCTATGCATGTAGAAACTTCACAGTGTACTTCAGCCTATATGAGTAGGGTAGGTTTTATTGACTATCAGGAAGTATGTAGATGGTTGCAGTTTAGTACGGTAATAGCTTTTAAGAGGGGGTGATATTATGGATGACGAAGTGCCAGTAAGCAGAAGGGCAAGAAGGAGGACAACAAGACGAAGTGGCTTGTCTGACTCTACTGTGTCTGAAGGCGGCAGCTCAGGATCTATAAATGAAGATGTAGAAGAGATGGTATCCCCTCCTATAGCTTCTGCTTTATCCGAGGCAGAGAGCAGTGTAGGTAGTAGAACAGATGCCCCTGCCGATTTCACACCCTACAATCGTATGCAAGAAGTAAGTAGCAGTTCAGGAACCACAGCTTATGAGAAAGAGTATAGGCTTAAGTTACTACACCGCATGCTTATGCGTAATGTGCCTCTAGACCAAATAGCTAAAGAACTAAGTGTATCAGTTCGTACTGTTATACGTGATCGTAAAGATTTGTATAAAGCGCTGGCAAGGGGAGCACAGGGATTAGACGTTAACGTACTTATAGGTGACACCATGGCTTTCTATAACGAAGTACAAGGTATGGGCCTAAGAGCAGCCTCAGCATCTAAAGCACCTTTGAACATGAGGCTTACCGCTATGAGGACTGCTTTAGCCTCAAAGAATGATATGCACAGATTCTTATCTAACGTTGGTGTATATGATGTGCTTAAGTTCCAAGCAGGGGAGCAGAATAAGAGTAATGATATGGAGAAGCTAGTTAAGCTCACAGAGGCTATATTAAACGATAATGATGACGAGCGTTTCGATCCATTGCAGTCAATTGCAAATTCCGTATTAGCAGAAGATGAAGATATACATTTGATATGATAAGGACTAGAAGAAAGAAAGACAATGCAGCTATCACCCCTACGGGTAGGCTAACTAAGAAAGCTAGTAAAATGCTACAAGCAGCAAGGGTAGTAGCCTCTTCTTTTGATAATAAGATGTTTGCAGAGATGTATATATTCTCTACCGAACAGGCTGTGTATAAAAATAATTATCATTTCTTGAAGTTTATCAAACAGCTCAGAGAGCCTCCTGTAGATATAGAAACTTTTCTAGATTCTAAAGAGTTTATGGGAGCAACAGATTTAAAGTTGTGGCCGGAGGTACGTCGAGCAATAATAAACGCATGTAAGTATTGGTGGAAGGGATGGGACGTAGCGATAAACGAATTACTACTAATGGGTGCCACAGGTACGGGTAAGTCTGAGATAGCTAAAATCTGTACAGCATACCACTTACACATTTTAGGTTGTATGAGGAAGCCACAAAGGTATTGGGGTCTACCAGAGGCCACAAGTATAGTAATGACTATCCAGGCAGCCAAACCTCATGTAACCAAGAAGATCATATACCTACCTCTTAGAGTGTACATAGAGACAATGCCTTGGTTCCAGAGACACATGAGGCCCAATAAGATATTAGAAGGTGAGATGTATTTTGACTCACATAATATACGTGTCGTACAAGGTGGGGCTGATTCAGATGCTGTATTAGGTGATGCATTAATAGGAGGTGTCACCGACGAAATTAATTTCATGAATGTTGTTGAGAAGTCTAAGAAGGCTGGCTTAGGAACAGGAAGATCAGGCAACTACGATCAAGCACAAGCAGTATACGATACTATTACACGTCGTAAGAAGTCACGATTTATGTCACAAGGACCTAATGTAGGTATATTTTGTATAGCCTCTTCTACCAGGTATAAGAATGATTTTACTGATAGAAGAAAGCAGCAAGTAGAACGCTTAAAAGATAAAACAGTATATGTATATGATAAGGCTCAGTATGAAGTAAGACCAGCAGAGAAGTACTGCGGAGATAAGTTTAGGTTATTGATAGCTAATGAAGCAGCTATGGATATACGTATCCTTGAGGACGAGGAGAACGTACACGGTGGTACGATAATAGAGGTGCCGGTGGAATATAAAGAAGACTTTGAGAAGGACCCTTCAGGCGCATTAAGAGATATAGTAGGTCGTTCTGTAAATTCTATAAATCCTTTCTTTAGGCAGCAGGCTAAGATCATCTATTGTGTAACAAAAGGAGAAGAGAACGGTCTTAAGTCTTTTTTACATAAGGATAATGTTGTACTAGGTTTTGAGGGCATGCCAGTACTGTTAACAGAACATTACTGCACTAACCCTTCTAAACCACGTTATGTACATATTGATTTGTCTAACACAGGTGATAGCTGTGGCTTGTCCATGGTAAGGTATGATGGTATTGAATGGGTAGGAAGGGAAGGCGGAGAACCAGAGGCATTACCCATAGCTACAGTAGAGATGGCTGTAGGAATACAACCAGATCACGGGCATGAGATAGATATTGCTGAAGTAAGATCATGGGTTAAAATGCTACGTACTAAGTATGGTTACCCGATAAGGGCAGTAACGTATGACGGATGGCAAAGCATAGAGTCTATGCAGGCATGGAAAAAGCAGGGTATGAAGACAGGGTTGGTTTCTGTAGATAGAACATCAGCACCCTATAAGCAGCTACGTGACGCTATATATGATGGTAGACTGTTCATGTATAATCAACCAGTACTCATAGAAGAGCTTTTCGGGCTAGAGTATGACGAAAAGAAGGACAAGATAGATCACCCTATAACAGGTAGCAAAGATGTAGCAGACGCGGTATGCGGGGCGTATCATACGTTACTTACCAGATCTTCCTCTTGGGTAATGCCAGACGGCGGGGGAGACCCAATGTCATCAGATAGGGCTGATATGGGTGATCGTTTCGATATAGAAAGATCTGGTTGATTTGACAAAGAATTCTATATAGCATACAATGTCTCTATCGTATTAATAAAAAGGGGAAGGTTATATGGGAGATTTATCTATTTGGCAGTATGTAGTAATTGTGTATATATCATTGTATATATTTAAAATATTTTTAGTATCAAGTGATTTCATTTATATAGCTAAAGCCAGGATAAAGTGTGGAAACCTAAAAGTAGGCCCTGGTTGGAGTTATAAAGGTTATGTCAGGTTGGTAGCATTCTTTTATGGTATAGGCGCAGCTTTGGCCTTATTAGTATTATTGATACCTACTATATCTAAGGAAGGTTTTAGTTTTTTCGTAGCTTATGCAAGGAAAGATTTAGATCACCTTGCAGAGCATGGTACATGGTCGTAAATTAAGGAGTAAGGTGTATGTTGTTGTCGTATAGTCAACTATTTTCTAAGGTAGTTGATGCAGGGGTACTGGAAGGTATACCAGATTTAACTAATGTAAACGGGTCTAGCATAGATATAACATTAGGGAGTACTTTGTTAGTAGAACAATTTCCTAAGTTGACATGCCCAAGCTGTGGTCATACACAGGAGGCAGAGGCAGAAGTTGATTTAGGGTCAAAGGTGCAACGTAGTAAAAGTATTACTTGTTACTCCTGTTTGCGTGGTTTCCCTTTATATGACTGGGTAGCTTTAGTTGACTTTAGTAAGAAACAACCACTTACTATGAGAGAAGTAGATTGTACTAATGGTTTTGTATTATGGCCGGGTGACGTATGTTTAGCACATAGTGTAGAGGTATTTAACTTGCCTATGAATATGACAGCTGAGTATAGGCTGAAGAGCAGCCAAGGCAGAGTATTCCTTGAGCACTTACATGCTGGTTGGTGCGACCCTGGATGGAATGGATCTGTACTTACTCTTGAATTTAAAAATGAGAGTAAGCATCATCCTTTAATATTGAGGTCTGGTATTAAATGTGGACAGGTTATGTTTTATACACATGATCCAGTACCTGAAGATAAATCCTATGCAGTACGTGGGCAGTACAACAACGATAAAACAGCAACAGCATCGAAAGGGATGAAGTAATGAGATTTATGATATTGTGTACGGTATTATTTGTATTAACTGCTACAACGGTAGAGGCCAGAAGGCTAATGCACGAGAGTGAGTATGTCAATATGACATGTACAGGATCTATAGAAGTACCTAATACTGATGGTACCCGTACAGATTGTCTTTTATCTAATTACGCTGTTGAGTATGATTTTGCTAATAAATGGGCTGAATGTTTAGGCCAGTCTATGCATTATTCAAGGATGACAAACTTACCGCCTATGTGTGTACTTATAATAGAGAATAAATCTGATTGTAAGTATGTAGGAAGGGCTTATGGTTTAGGTATAAGAGTAGTAACCCTAGACTTTAATAAGTTGTGTGAATGGGAGAGGCTATGAGTGCATGTGTAAAAAAGGGAAAAAAGGAGAGAATAAGACAGTATTACTTTGCTAAGGATCATGGTTGCCAAGAGATGCTGGATGAGTTGTTATGGCGTATGGCAAGGTTAAAGGAGTTGTATGCAACTGGTAAACAGAGGTATTAAGGAGGTGTAATATGGAATCATTATTTTATTGGTATAAACCTTACATATTTTATACGTTGGGTTTTGTTTGTACAGGCTTAGATCATCCAGTTAAATGGATATCCGTTATTTTATTCTTTTTAGCTAGTTTATATATATCTTTTTCTAGATACCAGAACCAAGGAGCAGCTAGTGTAAGACGGATACAATACAGGTAGTATATGTTTGTATTGTTTTTATTTTATATTCTATTTGGTCTCATAGAATATTGTAGGTGGCCGGATGCACTAACTGCCACATTTTGGCCTATACCCATAGCCCTGCGCATAGTGGGCGCAATACTAGTA